CATCCATTTTTATATCGCCATTTTTAATTTGCTGATATAAATTAAATCCAAAATACTGCGTCCATCCTGGACCTTCAGCGACCAAACACATACTCTTCCCATAATAAATATGCCAATCTCCCAATGGCATGGCCCTCCAATAAAATTTAGATTTATCCATCAGTCAGTCTCTTTCGGTGGTTTGGGTAAAATCATCCAGTGAGTAGCCTCATAATGTACAGATGAAGAACAACACCCGCAGCCATTGTGTTTTGGATACATTCCAAATTCTGTTTCAACCAGCCAAATATCTTTTCCATCCCAAACAAGGATTTCTGAATCTTCTGGTGCGGTTTCTATTGGCTGCCAATCAGTCATCATTCATTCTCCTTTTGGTGGTTCGGGAAGTGGCATCCAGTGGGTTGGAAAAATCTGTCCTATTTCTAAAACTATAAAATATGGCTGGCTGTCGTCTCCTCTACAATCTGCCCAACATTCGCCAATGTAAATACCTATTTCATCCCAAACAAGTATTTCTGAATCTTTTGGTGCGGTGCGCATGGGTTATATCGTCTCTAATGGCTCTTTATATAGCCATAAAAGCGTTAAATGTAAATGAAAATAGCCATTAAGGGCCAGCCATTCCTCTCTCTCTATCTATAGGTTGACACTATCATAGATATTGGGGTTGTCAACTTATTAAGCTTAGCAATAGTAATTTATTTTTTGGGTGGGATGTATTGCCCTACAAAATGAAAATATGTTGGGTAATAGCTTGGCAATGGGTGTATATGTTGTGTATATAGGTTGACAGTTATTTGGAAAATTTTACCCAAATATCGGGGGGTTGGGTTGACACTTGTTTTGAAAATTTTACCATTTTTACGTGGGGGCTAAATCATCATCACCATCGGCTATAGGGGGGTGTATAGGGGGGGCAACAGCCAAGCCGAACAGAACGGGAACAGAATATATTCCTATCCTAGGCGCGCAGTCCTAAATAGCCAAGCCGTGTTTCACGTGAAACAATATAGCCATGCTTCATGGGCGGGGAGAACAAAACGTGAACGGATTATATTCCTATCGTCTATTGTTAAGCCATATGGCTATGGTTGACAATGCACCTTGGCAATGTCACGGGATTGCTATAGTATAAGGCCAAGCTAATTGCCACGCTGGGTTGGACATAACGTGAACAATGTTTATGGTTTGTTCATGGTTTGTTCTATTGCTGGAACGGAACGTGAACAGAACGTGTCTGGCGTTCTCGGTTTAATCCTAAACAATACTGAGGCGCATTGAGTGCCATAAGGCAACCTATCCGCTACCTACGCCAGTCTTATTGCCAAGCCTAGTCATGATCGCTTGGTATTGTTATGGTTATGCGCGCGCGTGAGAAAGGCGGAAAGAAGGGTTGTTGCGAATAAAAATAATCCCCAAAATAAAAAAAATCGTTTGCATTAAATAGCAATTCGCGGCATTATCAGAGTGTGAGGCGCAAGTGATTTGCCCAGCAAGCACAAGGCCTTAGCAATTAAGTGGAGATTGAGACATGATAGCAATTCACACGAAATATATAGCGCCAACAAATACCAAGGGTGCGCGGATTAAAGCTTACACCCACAGTAGATTCTCAGTCGTGGTTTCTTATCCTTACGAAAAATCAACTGAGATGGCGCACTATGAAGCCGTGAAAGCATTGGCGGAAAAATACCATCTCTCATGGTCTATAGATGCCATGTGTTTTGGTGATAGTGCTGATGGCAAGGGATATACCTTTTGTTTTAATCAATCAAAAATCGCAGCTTAATGGAGATTGAGACATGGAGAAAATTGACGAACATTTGAAATATCCTCGCTTAGACGATAAAGGTCAGCCTGATGAACGTTATGAGGTAAACTATGAGTGGACGGGTTATTCAATCCCCATGTTAGTGTTGCGCTTTTGCGGTGAATCCATAGGTTGCCCAAAAGGTCTTACAACTGCGCGAAGGATTGCCGAGGCGCATTACAATGAAATGATTGGCCTTAATTGATTGCAGCTTCAAGCACCATAGCAATATGGTGTTTGTGGAAGCAATCAAGCTTCATAATATAGCGAATTAACATCATGCAATATCAACTTATTATTCCACCAATAGCAGAGACACAGATAACGGGTTTTGCAATGGCTGCTGAAAAAATTATTGGCAACTCTCATTGGCGCTTAGAGATATGGCGCGGTGAAAGCTTGCCTCGTGCTTATAAAGACGGGAAACCGCAAGAGAGCATCAAGGTGTGCAGTAAGTCTGTTATAAATCTTAGCAATGCGATTGTGTTGTTTTATAATCAAACAAAAAACTGAAGGAGTATTGTTATGCTTACATTTAATATCGAATTAACTGACACTTTTGGTGGTGTGGCGAATTATGCGTGGGTTAAGCGTGCTAGTGTTGTTATGCCTGAATTGACACACTATGGCTATGACGGCTCGCAAGGGTATCATAAAGCAAATAAGAAAATGGAACGTGAGTTAATCAAGAAGGCCAAGAAAACCATAGGCCTATGCGGAAGGCATATTAAAGAAACATGGGGAGACACAATAGTCCTGCGTTATCCTTCTTCTAATGTAGTATGCTTTATAGAGATTGATCCTGCCTAGTGTTTCCTTACCAGCGATTAGGTGGAAAAATTGCAGCTTCAATCCCATCATTCGTGGTGGGATTGTGGAAGCAATCAAGCTTCACAATATAGGGGATTGAGACATGATTATGATAAACGAAACGCTAATAAATCAAGCAAATAACGCATTCGGGAGAACTTTTTATCTTATCCACGCAAAAGCGGCGAACGTACCCGCTGGCTCTGGTACTAGATGGGATGACGAGTGCTTCAAGGTTATTTCATTAGATCGCAATGGCACGCGCCATGGGCGGGCATACAAAACACTTGATGAAGCGCAAACAGACTTTGAAGCTTGCACAACACCGATTGTCGCGATTGAAGCTTAATGGAGATTGAGACATGAGACTGATTATTGTTAATCGCGCTTGCGGATACATCTTCGCCGATATAATCGCAGAGACACCTATGCAAGCAATCAAAAAAATGGTGGAAGATATGGACATTCGATCCAAATATTACCAGACGACAGAGCATGACAATAACGCTCAATATGATGTCTATCAAGTAGATGAAGACTTCCCGCAAGTAGATGACGGCCAAGATCAAAATCTAATTGAAGCACTAGAAAGATCGGGCAAGTATATCGCAAGCATAGCAATGGAAGAGGCATGATTGCAGTTTCAAGCACCATAGCAATATGGTGCTTGTGGAAGTAATTAAGCTTCACAATATAGGAGATTGAAGTATGGCATACAAAATTATTATTTCTCGCCAATCCGCCGTTTTGTATTTACAAAAAGAATACGGGACGCAACGCGCTAATGTTATGCTTAAAAACATGCAAAAAGCAAAGGAAGGTTTTTGGTTTTTACCAGATATTTTTTTTGGAAAGCTTAAAACCAAAAAAAATGCCGTTGCATTAGCAGAAAGAGTAAAAATGAACGTTTTTTATCAACAAGGGAAACTTGGCAAAAAACTTGCTGACCCTTGTGTTTATCTAATAGATTAAACTATCCCTTTCCCTATTATACCCCTTAGTTTTTGGCTAGGGGTTTTTTTTTGCCCGCTTTCCAATCCAAGCTATAGCCCGTAAAAAAGAGAGCGGCTAACCCGAAGGATAGCCGCCCCAAGTTTCCCCGCTATAGGGAATTGCTAATCTTTATTCCATTCTCTGGGCGTGGGGTTTTTCTCCCACGACCATTTTTCAATTGGCCCTAATTCATCCCATGCCTTGCGCTTAATTCCCACGTCATAATAAGGGCGGCGCTTGCAATCTTCCTCATACGCAATTTGACCAAGTGTTTTATTTAATTTTGTCATGGTTAAGCTTCCTCTCAATAAACAACAATACCGCGTGAATAATAGGCGCTTGCGTCTTTGCCCTCTGGTACGTCATTAGGCCGCAAGATATACAATGAAGCGCCGCGTGGGTCTGTCTGGACATAAGGCTTCAAATCAGGATATTTTACCATAATATTGCCAAGACGTTTTAATGCGCCTCTCTCTCGGTCAGGTATAATTGTGCCTTCAGGCACGTTATTAGTTTGACGTGCGCGGGCGTTGTAAAACATTGGCTTGCCCGTGTTTTCATTCCTTACGATATGACCCCATGCCGTGCCACATTCCAATTCATACCAGCGGCGCAAAATCCTGCTAATTCGGCGCAATGCCCTTGCGTCATAATAATCAATGCCAAGTGCTTGAAGTGTTTTGATTGCGTCATACTTCATGTCATCACCTATAGGGTTTCAATTATAAACAAGCATTTATGCGCTTGTGATAGTATAAAACCACAAACCCAACCCAGCGTCAACGTGAACAAAAACAGAACCTGCGTTTTTTTACATTTTCATGAGCATGAAGAATAAAACCACGGCCACGACCTGATCGTGAAAGAATGTTGCTAGTATTGCCACGATTGCACCTAGAACCATAGTGCCAAGGGCGTCTAAAATGTCGCTATTCTTAAACATGTTAATCCTCATACTCTGAAACGTCTTCACCCGCTGCCTTGCTTGCCGCTAGCAATGCACGTTTGAAAGCCTCTCGATCTTGTTCTGATAAGCTTTCCACTGGTACAGATTGCACAGCTTGCAGTTGAACGGGACCACCATTAGCACCCGTTAATGCCATGCTTCCCCTTTCGCTGTAAGCCTTTGGATGATAGCGAGAGGCAATCCACTTCAAACTGTCAAGCCTTATGCGGTCTTTCATTGGGTCTTCAACATTGTTGCCAAGTTCTATAATCATGTGCGCGCAATGATCTGCCACGGCTTGTCGTGCTTCATCAAGCGCAGCACTAAAATCAGGATTGGTAGCTGCCCAAGTGTAAATAGTAGATTTTGGCATTTTGCATTTCTTGCAAGCATTGGCTAAATCAACACCATGCTCTGTCATCTGGTAAATGATGAAATCCGCTATTTCTTGGTTGAATGTCGTTGGTCTGCCAATCTTAGCAGCGCGAACAATAGTTAAGCTGTCAGCGTACTTTTCCGAGGGAATAAGATCTTTCTTGCGTGTCATTTTTAATCCTTAAAATGCGATTGCGTCATTTTTTTCACGTTCTTTTAGCGCAATTTCGATTGACCATTGTGTCGCATGGTCAATGTCTAAAGCTTCATCCCAATATTCAGAAACTTTATGGATTGCACGCATCGCCTCGCTGTGTGTCATGGCGTGACCATGCTTGTGTGCAACATCAAGAACATCATCCACCAGCAAAACTGCGAGCGGGAAATGCCCATTTTCTCTTAAAGTTTTATATGCCTCTGCTACTGTCATGTTATAAATCCCACGGGCTAACATTTTTGATTGCTGCGTGACACTTGCGTTCAATCGACATTGCTTCATTAGGCACAAACGTGCCATCCGCATCAACAACATCCGAATACTTATTGATGAAGTCAATGGCATCTAGAAGCGCATCTTCCATGATCGCATTATGCAATTCTAAATTAGCGATTTGCATTTTTAATTTGAATAAATCAGTTTCCATTGCTTTTATCCTTCACATATCGTTGGTCAATATCGAGTGAGCCTACATTCACATCAGGATCATCAACCTGATTATTATTGCGTGTTAATTCTAAATATATTGTGACGCAGATCAATGCCAGCGGCACAATAAAAAAGATTGAGGCAATGATCGACAAAGTCATCACATCACCCGTTCACAGCGATATAAACACAAAACACTAACAACACGATTGAAACGGCTGCAATAGCGTCAGCGATCAAAAACATTATTTCATACTTCGTCATTGTCAAACCCCTCTAGTTTTACATAAATATCATCATCACTTTTATATGGTATATGCGTCACAACATAACCAATTCGATTAACAAGATGATAACCACTTGTAAGGCAGGGAACGCCGTTATCATCGTCTTGATAAGTCCAGACTGTGTTAGTGCCTTCATTGGCAAGAGTTAAAATATAATCCAATTCTTCACCATACGTCTCATAAAACCATGAGTCATTGAAGTGATTAGGAATTGGTTGATAAAGATCATCAAATTGATCTTCTGATATAATTATAGTCGCCATATCTCAATCTCCTATGTTTCTTCAGTTTCATCTTCATCTTGATCTTTATTGTCAAGCCAAGATTCATATTCATATTGCAGCATAACTTTTAACATATCGTTACCAACATTGTCAGCCCAATCTTCATTGTCAAATAATGTATAAATATCGCCTATCTCATAATCCTGACCAGAGGCATAAACGCCACAAAAACCCATACCAACCTCAAGATAAGCACATTCAACCTCATAACCCATAGATTCAAGCTTTTGCAGTATTTGAATAGGCGGCCCCCAAGGTGTCATAAAACCACCTTCACCCGATAAACCATCGTTAGAGACTGCAAAAGGATACCCCTCGCAAATATCCCATTTAATTCCCCAATTCTCTATACGCCATTCATACCAACCTTCACCAGAAAGCAAATGCTCTGGCATGGGTGAGAATGTCTCACAAAGCTTTCCTTTGTTAATGGCATCGCAGACTTTGTTCATCATAGCCACATCGTTATGGCTGATTTTAATACGATTTTCGCACCAGTTTGGCATATTTCAATCTCCTATTTTCTCAATACGATCTAATTCTAATTCATGCCATTCACCATCATCACCTTCATAAGAAATCTCAATAATGTCAGCATGAACAGCATTTGATGAGTAACAATCTAAGCCGTTATTCATTTCTTCATGTAATTGTTGAACAATGTCGGCGTTGTCATCAGACTCGCACTCAACTTTATATTTTTCGAGATAAGTAACTTCTCGTGTAATGTAATATGTTGGCATATTTCAATCTCCATATAGTCAAGGTCGAATCACCTTGTATCAATAGAAAACCACATAAGTCGGAAAGTGTCAACTGTCTTTCGAAAGAAGTTGATCGTTCCAATCGGTATCTGGCACTATTGGTAAATGAACAGTTACAGCCAAGCCTTGGCGTTTAATATTATAGGCTAGTTCATAAGCCTTATATTGGCCTGTGAAGCTTAGATCATGGTCTGCAAAGACATGAACCTCTTGGCATACTTTAGGCGGTATCCATTTAGCTAGCTGGTTGGCGTTGAGTGCTGCCCATACTGGCATATTGAAAAGAATAGAAGCGGATAAGGCTGTTTCTATTCCTTCAGCAATGCCCATCACTTGATTTTCCGAACCAAGGCGAACGGCGGAACCTTCGGGAAGCGAGCCTTGCATCACTCTTCGGCCCACTTTATTGCCATGCTCATCAACATAGGTAATGTGAACATTCACAGCCTTGTTGTTAGGTGTAATAACCTTAGATAGCAAAGCAAAACACTGCAATCGCGTGTCAGGATAAACAATATCCTTGGCAATACGCAGTACTGAAGAAGGCATTTGGAGAGCCATAGAAGCCACCCCTCTGCTGGATAGGTACTTACCCACTGGATCAGTAGCTGATATAACCCCTGCGCGTTCCCATAGCATCCTCATGCGCCTCAAAAGTTCTTCTTCGCTAAACTGCCGCACCTGCTTATATTCTATCGTTAAATTGCTTAGATTCCTAATCTTAAAAGCAATGTCAGCAAATGGCATCTTTGTTTTCTTAGATAGCAAAGTAAATCCATCACCCGCGCCACAGTTTGAACAGAAATAAGTTCCTAAACCATCCCTGTCATCAAACCGCCAGCGATCTTTACCACCACACAATGGGCATGGGCCGTGTCTATTGTTAAGGTACTTACGATCAATGCCAAACTCAGGCAAGATGGCTTGCCATTTTCCCTTGGCGTATTCCCTGATTTGCTCGCTATGCATATTTCGCTCTCGATTTTGCTTTGGCTATGTTGCGGTGTTTAATCCATGACGCAGTTGCGGGTTGCAATGGCAATGGGTCTTTGCGGAAGAATTGCTGCGGCTTTTCGTGAAACTTATCTTGATAGGCATAGAACGCCCAGCCATCCTTATAACCCTGAATGCGAGCGTATTGGATTAACTCGCGGTAGAACGTCTCCATGAAGGTCGTATCAAATGTTGGTTTAGCAACTTTCTTGCCCCGTGTTATCTCAAGCAACTCACCTGCGGCATTCTCAACTTTGTTCACAGCCTCAGCCTTAAAACCACATGATGGGCAGGTCGTTGTTTTAGGTGGTCTAAGGTAATGGCACTTAGGACATTCCTTTGGCAGCAGTGTTGGTTTTTCTCTGGTTGAAGTGTTCTTGCTACCATCGTGCAGCTTATCGTGGTGGATGTCTGTAACAAAACCCAACCGCAAAGTTGTGTCACTATGGTCTAAGATCAAACAATGATCCTTACCAGCGGCAGTGCGTAATCCTCTGCCAATGATCTGCGTGTAAAGTATCTCAGACTTTGTTGGGCGGGCTAAGATGATGCAGCGAACATCCCAATCAATGCCAGTCGTCAGCGTTCCAACATTGCAAACGATTTTGATTTGACCAAGCGCAAACTTATTTGCAATCTCTGTGCGTTCAGTCATATCAGTAAAAGCATCTTGATACGCAGTCGGTATGCCAGCCGCTTCAAACTCTTTTTGCAAGTGTTTAGCATGGAGGCGATTAACGCAAAAGCAAAGTGTTGGTCTATATTCCGCCTTCTCAATCCATGTCGAGACAATATCTGCAACCAATGGCTGCTTATCCATCGCCTCACCTAAACCCTTCAACTCGTAATCGCCTGCCACAGTTTTAACACCGCGCAGATCGGGATGGCTTGGCGCAAATACCTTAAAATCACACAGATGCCCAAGTTCGATCAACTTTTGAGTTGTTGTGCAAACAATCAGATCATCCCAGATCTTGCCCATACCCTTCGCCCATGGCGTTGCGGTTAGGCCAATGATCGGTATGTCCTGCCACTCAGGCATTGCGAACCATTTAGTGTAAAACTCAAACGTCACATGGCATTCATCAATGATGGCAATATCGAATAACCTAAGCTGACGGCGCATAAGTGTTTGAACCGATGCCACTTGCACCTGCGCTTTCGGATTAGTCAGTTCATGGTCGGCTTGAATAACGCCAATCTCGTTGGCAGGGATTCCGTTTTGGATAAATCTCTCGACAGTCTGGTCAATCAAGCTAATTGCGGGAACGCAGAAAATAACACGCCCGTTGTTTTCCCTAGCCAGACGAACGACTGAGGCAGCCATCACAGTCTTTCCTGCGCCTGTAGGCGCTTGAACAACTGGTCTGCGTTTGCCCGATTTAATCGCTTCTCTTAGCGCATCAATGGTTTCAAGCTGGTAGTCGCGTAATTGTATATCAAACATGGCAATATCCCCTATATGTAATTATATATATTATATTTATTATAGATATATAATACTCTTAGGTAATTATAAATACTCTTAGGTAAGTATAATATATATAATATATTCTCTCTGGAATGGATAAGAATAGTTATATAGTACTGTATAGTAGTAGTTATATACTCAATGGTTAATATAGTAGTATTATATATAATATATAATATATAGGGCATAGTTAGACTCCTAAGTAAACTATTGTCGTGCTGCCGCTTATCATGTATTATTGCTATGTTAGGGACTGGCAGGTCGCTAAGCATAGTTTGTGGTCTGATTAGCTGCACACTGGTCAGACCACCGACCTAAATCCGTATCACTGATTTGCGCCTTCAACAAGCTTAACTACAAAATTCAACAAAAGCTTGTGATGTTCGCCGTTGTGCCAATGCTTGGCAAGGTATTTCTTGTCATACCAATTCTGCTGGCTTTCGGGATGGCAGCCAATCAAGCCGACATTCCCCTGAATGATTGCCATAGGATCGCCGTTTACATACCGCGCAACTACCTCAGCAATACCAACGCCCTCAAAGGCGCACCCATCGTAGAAGAACATCTGGAGGCTAACACCATACCAGAACACATCGGCGATGGTGCTGTACGACCTTCTAATGTCGCTGTCGGGGCGTTTGATATACTGGACTGGTTCAAGATCTGCCAAAAGATCAAAATAATTCCTTCCAGCCCAGTAAGCACCCATGCAAATGCCAAGGTAGCAACCACCGCTGGCTACATACTCAGCAATGATGTTCCCTTCCCGTCTCTTAAAAAAATCATAGTACTTATCAGCATCCCCTATGCCTCCCCCAAATGCCACAACATCAACGCCGTTTAAGGTGCTGAAATTAAACTGGCTTTCGTCAAAGATTTTGACATCATAATGGGGTGAAAAGATACCAACCATAGCCTCACAGCATTCCTGCGAACACTCAGGGTCATGCTGAAATATAGCCATGCTTCTACGACCACGATTGGTCAGAAGCTTTTTTGATTGATACCCAGACATAATTTTACCGCCTCGTATGCAAAATAGCATAACACTCGTATTCTTTATGCCCATCATCTAAGCATTGTTGATTATATTTGTTAACTTGAGCAAAATGACCTATACTTCCGAAAATTACTGCAATTACAAAAATAACAATTATACTTACAGCAATTTTAAGAATATATTTATCCAATAAATCCTCAAATGTTCCCATCATTTAATCCTTTTCAATCGTGCTTCCATCATTGCATCAGCGATTTCATAAGCACGTTCAGCTTGTCGCTCTACGGAAGCATTGGTCCTAAAAGATGTAAATGCTGCCATTGCAAAGCGGTCACGCATAGTTTCAGTATGAACTTGCATTCGTGGACTAGTAATATTGGTAATATTGTTCCCCAGAGATGATTCCAGTTCCTCAATGCGATTAGCGGCTTCGTCAAATAAATCAGAACTTAATGTGAAATTTTGATTTTTTGGATCACGAATCCATTGTTCAAAATTACGCAGTTGTTTAACGATATCCTGAGTCATTTTTCATCGTCCTTTTTTTCAAGATCAATCATTTTTTATCTCCTTCTCATCTAATTCTTCACGCATATCTTTTATGGTCTGCTCTAATACTTCAACTTCTTTCTTTAAATATTCATTCTCTGTATATGCCCTTAAAATGTCAGCAGTCATTTGTTCAACCGCATCCTTTTTAATAAGCACATACCCATCATTCATCATTTGCTGGTATGTTATTTGCCATTGCGCCATGTTCATCACTCTCTAACGTATAACTAATTAACTGGCGGGCATCACCTATGCGAATTGCCTCTGGTTTGGTTTCATCTCTAAGTATTCTATCAATTTCAATCATAATGAACTTAAAGATGCGGTTGCTGACATATAAACGTGCAATTTCTTCCTTTGCCAAGGGATAAGTGGCAAATGGGTCGCGCTTCATGTTCCTGAAAAGTTTATCTTCGTTCATCTCTATTTCCATTTCGGTAACTCCAACAAGTGGAGATTTGATTAAGTGTTATTTGATACGTTTTGTCAACCCAAATAATTCTATCAACTCTGTTTCCGATAAATAGGATAAATAATCCTTTAATTCCTCGTAGCTTGGCTTTTGGTTTTTACGCATAAAAGCCATGATTTTGACTGGGTCCAACCCAGCCATTTTAGTCAAGCTTTCTAATTCTTTAAGATCGTCTGTAACGGCTGATAATCTGTCAGCTAGGTCAGCTATTGTCGTAGCCTTCATCAAGCGTCTCCACAATGATCAAAAAGGGCGGGCCTTCCTCAACCCACTTCGCTTCAAGCCATTGGCATTGGCAATCATCTGCCACGACGCCTCCAGACTGTAATGCATCATTTACCGCTTTTGAGGATATGTTGTCTATATCTCTTTTGCGCTTATCTGGCTTTTTTGCCAAGACAGTCAATTTATAAAAGGATGTAATTGTTTTAACCCGTTCCAGAGAGAAAACTGCATGAGCCTGGGTAATCCAGTCAGTATATTCCTTGGATCGGTAAAGACCTTTGCCTCGCCCCCTGCGCCAAAGCCTATTAATAGATGGCGGACGGGGAACTTCAAACCTTACTATCAAAGATGTCTGGCCTTAATTCTTCAGGTGTCATCTTCGACATCTTGGCAATAACATGAACGTGTTCTACGGGAATCTGTCTCCATTTGGATACAGCTTGCCGTGTAATTCCAAGCTTTCGGGCCAGATTGGACAAATTGCCGTTACGGGCGAACACAGTGGTAAGGATAGGGTTTCTTTCTTTCATTCTCCTAAAATGGCCAAGTATAAATAAATAGTCAACAGCTAATTGACAGGGGGTGCAAAATAATTCATAGTCGCTTCATTGATTGATATGGAGAAACGATATGCAGAAGTTTTATCTACCTATATCCAGTAGTCACTTGCCACCCAAGTCACCACTTGGATTTATCTACGAACATGAAACATACCTTAGCATTAACAAGGTTGTATCTGATATTTATGACCAGCAGATCGAAAACATTATCCATGTTTATGAAATTGATCCTCAACGTGGGACTGTCCACGATGTGATGGTTGACATCTGCGAACTTATACGTCAGAGATACATTATTGATTTGCCATACATCGAAGATGGCAAGTACGAAATTGAAGCATTATTAGATCAACACCAACCAACATGGAGATACGATTATGAAAATGTCTGAAACAATCGCAGAACTTGCCACCGCATTATCTAAGGCACAAGGCCAGATTGAGGCTGCGTCCAAAGGTTCTGTAAATCCACACTTCAAAAGCAGATACGCTGATCTTAATTCACTGCGTGATGCAATCCGTGAACCATTGGCAGTCAATGACCTTTCAATCATTCAGCTTCCTCGTGTGGACGGCAATCACGTAGAAGTTGAGACAATGCTTCTTCATAAATCAGGAGAATACATTGCTGAAACATTACGGATGCCATTCGGACAAAATAACGCACAGGCTATCGGGTCCGCTCTTACTTACTGCCGCCGTTATAGCTTGGGCAGCTTGCTTAACCTGTCTGCTGATGATGATGATGGTAATGCTGCCGTTGCGTTATCTGGGAAACAAGATAGCCAAGGAAGTTCTAAAGCTGAACATTCTAATATCAAGGATGAAGCAAAGAAAATAGCACAGGATGGCACAGAAGCTTTAACTGTGTGGTGGAATAACCTCACCAAAGAAAGCCGCGAATCATTTTCTAAAGATGATCTTGCAGAATTGAAAAAGATAGCTTCAAAGGTAATCTAATGTCTGGATTTAATGATCAGCGCACACCTGAGTGGTTTGCTCAACGATGCGGTAAAGTTACCGCCAGCCGTGTGGCTGACATTTGCGGAAAAACGAAGAGCGGGTATTCGTCTACTCGCGCTTCGTACATGGCAGAGTTATTGGCGGAGCGTTTGTCTGGTACACCTACGCAGAAGTTTCAATCTCAAGCCATGATGTGGGGGACAGAGTACGAGGATGAGGCACGCAGTGAGTATGAAAAACGCACTGGGTGTCTTGTAGAGGGAATCGGCTTTGTCCCCCATCCATCCCTTCAGTGGGCTGGCGCATCGCCTGATGGATTGGTGGGTAAAAATGGTCTTATCGAAATTAAATGTCCTAATACCAGCACTCACCTTGCAACATTAGAAGATAATGAAATACCATCTAAGTATGTGTTCCAGATTTTTTGGCAAATGGAATGTATGGGGGTAGATCGCCAATGGTGCGATTTTATCTCATATGACCCACGCTTGCCTGAAAACCTGCGTTTGTTTGTTAAGAGAATAGATCGAGACGACAATCGCATTACCGAAATTCGTAACGAAGTCATTCTATTTTTGGATGAGATTGAAGCGAAGATAACCAAACTAAATGCACTATTTAAATAGGAGAAAAGTATGGCGTACGAAAGCAATGTTAACTGGATTAATGTTTTTCGAAATAAGTATAAGTCTGGCGATAAGCAGCCAGATTTTAAGGAAAACAACAAAAACAATAACCAAATTGAAGTTGAATGCCCGCATTGCAATAAGACATCAATTATGGATGTTGCTGTTGCTGTATGGGAGAAAACAACCAAGGCTGGAGAAACTTATTTTTCCATTAAGTTTGGCAAAAAATATGTAAAGCCAGACCAATTTCCACAGGAAAACAACGGCCCTGTCGATAGCATTCCATTCTGATATGACAATACTTGAGACACCAAAGGAAAAGCCAAAACGTGATCAGTCACGCGCATTTGATTTGTGGTTATCCAAATATCCGCAACTTAAGCCAACCCAGACAAGCCAAAACGAATGGTTGTTTGGAGAAATGCGTAAGGACGGCAAAATTGTTAGCGCAATAAACTTTACCATGATGCCAGATTTTATCGACCATAATGGAGATGATAGCTGGGGTGGCATAGAGTGGGTCAGAAACATAGATGTAGAAACTTTTCTTATATCTATCCAGTTTGGCAGCCAATACGGCGTTCCTTTGGTGCATCTCTTGTATTTTCCCTTTACTGATACTCTTATGTTTCAAACCATTTGGAAAGATGGCATTAAAACAGAAGTAAAGTTTGAGGAGAATAATAAATATAAAAATGGGTTAGCTAAAGTTTACTTTACCTCTCCTAAACTTATTGAGGGTGATGATGAGAAATAATAATATACCATTATCTGAGCAATTCAGGTTAATTTCCGAAAAATGGGTTGAAGCAGAAACAGCCGCATCACTTCTTGAGGAAACAAAATCTGCTGTTCTATCCAAGATGATGGCAGATCTTGGTGATATACCAGTCAGTAGAGCAGAAATGAGAATAAAAGCGACACAAGATTGGCGTGATTACATTGAGAAAATGGTTGAGGCTAGATCGCAAGCATCTATGCTCAAAGTTGAAATGGAATTCATAAAAATGCAATTCTCTGAATGGCAATCGCGTGAAGCTACAAAAAGAGCAGAAATGAAATTGTAGGAGTTAAATATGAATGATGCTAACCTATACCAGATAACACCTGATCAAATTGATGAACTTCGTGAAGTTGTTGTTCAAATGTCTGATGTGTTTGAGGGACATGAACTTGATGTTGTTATGGTTGCTTTAAACACAATAGTTGTAAGCACTATAATGTCTCATGTGCCAGAAGCTTATCAAAGATATTCAGCGCAAACATTTATGAACACATTTATGATTACAATGGCAAATTCAGGAGTTAACTTATATCCCGACAAGGAATATATAAATTGAAACGAGTTAAAATAACCACCTCTATGCGGGTGAAAATATTTGAGAAAGATAACGGCATCTGCCATATGTGCAAACTTAAGGTAGATGCTGGTCAGGAATGGGATGTATCACATGAAATTCCTTTGGAAGCTGGCGGTAAGGACGATATTTCTAATTGGTTTGTGGCACATCGCAAATGCCACAGGCATCATACCGCCACTGTTGACATGCCACTCATAGCTAAAGTAAAGCGTATAAGGGCAAAGAATATGGGTGCTAAGAAGACAAGATCGCCCATGCCAATGGGTAAAAACTCCAAGTGGAAAAAACGAATGGATGGAACTGTAGTTAGGAGAGATAAAGAATGAAATTTTTGTTCACCATGAATATGCCATCAGCAACGGACAATCTTGTTCACCAGATTATTGGTGACGTTGATGGTGCGAATAGCATTGATGATTTGAAATATATGTTGAACCATGCAGATTTTATCAAAATCCGCCAATTCTACAGTCATCGCACACCCAACAATGAAAAGAGATTGGAGGATCGCGGCGACATGATCATCAATGTGCAACATATCGGTAAAACACAAGAGTATTTAGAGGGTAAAATACATGACGCCTACAATGATGCTGGAAGAAGCGGCCCGTATTCTGAAAGAGCGGAGCGAACAATACGGTAGCGCAGACGAATGTTTTGACCGCATCAGTAAGTTAGCGTCAATTATTCTTAACAAAGAGATTACCAAGTACGATGTTGCTATGATCCACGTGGCAACAAAGCTTGGTCGGCTGCAAGAAACTCGGTGGCTGGACGACAACTATATTGATGGTGTAAACTACTTGGCTTTCGCGGCGCAATTCATAAATGCCCGTGGGAAGAACAGTAAACCTGATAACGCAACGGAGGATGACGGCGTTATTGAAATGGCGCGGAAGCTAGCGCCAACACCTAGACGAGAGGAGAAACCTCGTGAGAAAAATAGTACCCCTAGCACTTTTGCTAGTGACGGCATCTACACAGGTGTCCAAAGCTGATGAAAGTGCGGCAGAATTCTTCGCCAAAGACAAAACCTATTGGTCGAAGGGTCTGAAAGCGCCAGATAAGCTTGAGTATAATGGATCTAATGTTGTGGCTGATGTTATAAAAGCTGGCGATTACCAAAAGCAAAAAGTCGTTCAGATGGTCACTGAGAAAGTACGCGCTGCGCTTGGATCGGAATGGGTCCCAACTGCATTGCGTATTGCCAAGGTAGAGTCTGGATTTAACTGTAACGCCGTGGGGCCACGTACACGGGTAGGCAGAGGTAGAGGGGTATATCAACTCATGCCAGGGTCTAGCGCCGCTCTAGGGTATTCCTATGGCCGTTTAAATGAGTGTTCCTATGGTATTGATGCGGGCGTTGCCCATATGCAGAAGTGCCTAGAGTCAGCTGGTGGGCATATGAATCCAAACCAGATGGCAGCGTGTCACGTTAGCGGCTGGGGTGGCTGGAACCGCAAACTGAAGCGCCGTGATGAAAAATACCGCAAAAAGTATATTCATATGGCGAGTCGCGCTAGGATATAAGAGGGAACGGGTGGTTGCGTAATAGACTCGCGTGGGTCCATGGTTAGCCCACACCTTAATAATATGGAGATTGATATGACTAAACCAATGAGTGTTCAAGAATTAAATGTCGTAGATAAAAGAATGATCGAATTGTGGAACAGTGGTTTCACAGGTCAGATGCTTGCCGAGTATTTTGGTAAAACACGAAATGCAATTTTAGGTCGCCTATCAAGGCTAAGAGATGCTGGCCACAACGTATCAGTAAAAGGCCAGTTAAACCCGAACAAAAATAAGCAAGAAAAACCAAAGCTTTATAATACAACCAAAGAAAGGGCGATCACAAGACGGGTTAAAGATGCTATTAAGAAGCTTGACAGTAGGAAGAAAAAAGACCTTACGCATGAAGATGATTTGATTCGAGTTGATAATTTTGACAGGTGCAAAGATACCCGTGTGCGTATTTATGACTTAAAAAGTCATCACTGCCGATATATAGTAGACAATAGAAACCCAGATAAGTCTTGGTATTGCGGTCATCCCAAGGAAGTTAATAGCTATTGCGGGTATCATGCCAAACTTTGCTACTTACCGCCAGACCGACAACGATCAAAACAATCAGCAAGAAAATCCTCATTTGCCTATGGAAGAACGTCACGATGATGCTGCAACTAGATCCTCCCATTCCAGTAGAAACGCCCAAAGGAAAAGCGATGGCTGTTGGCTGGTTGGATTATGGTGCGGAACATCATCTTCTTTGGATTTGCTTTATTGACAAAACAGGCGAATGTTGGTCTTATCCTAATCCAGAGATTCGTGCGCAGAGCAATCCAAGCATGGGCAGAGTATACAACGAGACATTCCTAGGGGAACCTTGGAAAATCAAATCATAAGCTTGAAGTAGGGCGTAACCATTGTTCATATAAGGGGCTGATGGGGCGAAAGCGGGCTGTGATATTAAGTGCTATATCCACGCCATGTGGCACTTATTAAGAGGGACATAAAATGAAATTTATTAAGTTAACAAATTCTGTGATGCAAGGAAGTCCAATTTGGATCAATATTGATCAAATTACGGCTGTATTTGAAAAACCATCCCAGGAAGGTGGTAGTTTACAAACGCATATTTTTGGCGGCAATACAGCGAATGGTGTAACTTGGATAGTTGATGAAGGAATATCAGAAGTAATTAAATTTATAAAAGAAGCTTAATTACTTCGACTCCAACGCAGCAACCTTATCTGATAATTCTTTAATGGCTTCAATTAGAACGCCAACAATGTTGCCATAAGCAACAGACAATGTGCCATGCGTATCATGCACAACTTCAGGAATGACTTCTTGCATTTCCTGAGCGATAACACCAACGCCACGTTTGCCACTATCAATACGGGTGTAATTAACTCCGCGCATTCTTTCCACTAACATAAGAGCGTTTTGAATTGTTGTTACATCTGTTTTTAAATTAGCATCTGAATATGCTGTAACATTTCCTGTGGCGGTAATATTCCCGCCAGATGTAATATTCCCGCCAGATGTAATATCACTTGCAACAGACAAGGTTGAATTTATAGTTGCGCCATTCGAAACAGTAAGCGCATTTGCGGTTAATGTTGTACCATTAAATGTAAGTCCAGCAGTACCAACTGTTGTGCCACTAGAATTGTACTGGACGTATGTATTACTTCCAGCCGCGCCTGGTGAAATATTATTGTTTAGAACAACATTTGTGCCGTCAGATACAATGTTCGCCCGCGATCCTTGGGAAATTATATATGATGATCCACCACCTAAAGATGATATTGTTACTGTAAATGCGCCAGTTGTGTTATTCTGCGCTATCCACTGACCACCAACTCCTGACGGCAACGCATAAACCACATTTGCAGTTAATGTGCCAACAATATTTAAAATTAATGGTATATATTGGGTTGAAGTGAGATTTACAGTCCCAGATACACCAGTGACTGTTAAGGTTGTTGTGCCGCCGAAAGCCTGATCAATGATTGCCCAATCGGAGTTAACTGGTACGTTCCAATCATTGACGTAATCACCATTAGAGGGTTTTTCGATGGACTTGTTTGTTGTAAATGAACTTGCCATTGGTTACCCCTAAATCTTCTCGTTGGCGATGGCCAATGCTTTTGTGATTGCTTCGTCTGGAACGGTTAATAGTGGTTCCGTTCCTTTATTGATGCGATTCTTAGCACGTTCTGCGTCCCGAACCAAGGTTTGCGCATCCATTACTTTGCCACCCATGGCGCGGCCCACACGTCCGCCTGAAGCATGAGATGTAGCCGTTCCAGCCGTAGCCGCGACAGCAGCAGTCATGCCAGTTTTAAGCTTTTGCATAATCTCTCTTGATTGCGCATCGCTTTGCAGCATTCTTTGCAACAATTGAAAGTCTTCTGGTTTTTGTGATGTTGCTAGACGAACAATCGCATTTGCCTTACGTGCCGCAACAGCCTCAACACCCTTTTTAGCACCATATCCCAAACCAGCGACAGCAAGCGCTTTAGGGTTGGTTAAGAGGGCTGGGTTTTCAATTAAAGCTAAACCCATTGCCCCCAAGCCAACTTGATTAATAGTGTTTGATGGAAGCTTGGGCGTAATAGTATTTGCAACAGCAGCAAGATGCGCCGTATCGGTGGCGTTCTTTACCGAATCAAATGTGCCAGGTCCAATACCAGTATTTAAAACAGTTTTGTAGCGACCAAGCGTTGTGTTATCCGCTGCGTTAAATACGCGAATAGCTTGTTGAGGATTCTCTTTAATAAACGACAACAACCCATTAGCCATGCTTTGTTTTTCTGCGGGCGTGTACTCCGTAGAAAACGCATTCATCATCTGGTCTGGCAACTCTGGTGTTGATGTTTTTGATGCAATATTGCCAACATCAAAGAATTTCTGACCAGCTTCATAAGCGTTATCATTTTGAAAATAACGGCGAGCAGTATCAGTTGCATCCCCATAAAGAAAGTTGCCATTTTGATCTGTAACAGCATTTCTCATATAATCAGATAACTGATTTTTCTGATCCGTTATAAGTGTTGATAGTTGGTTTTTACCCTTTTTATAAGCTTGTTTAGCCTGTTCATTAAGGCTACGTTTTACATAATCTAAATACTCAAGGCTAAAACCAGTCTGGGGTGAATTTTGTATATTAGGTTGACCATTAACAGTAGTGGGTTTTAATGCGGGAAAGCTTGGCGGAGCCGTTTGTTGACCACCAGTGAAAGGTTTGCCATATTTAGCATTCCACATCATATCCGCTTCGGAAAAAGCTTTTGTGCCAAATTTATTATTAATTAAAAACCCTAAATTAGGAGGAGTTAAATTTTGTGCGTTTGGGTCATTATAAGCGGCTGAATAGACTTTATCTAAAACATCCGATTTAGCTTTATCAGCTAATTGTTGTTGCGCGGCGGAATTTATTGGCTTTCCAGCTGCCTGATCTATAGCTGATTGGAACACGCCAGTGCTATCGGAATAACGGTTGTTTAAATCCGACACAAGATTATCGACGGCGGTTGTGTCGCTTGCCTTACCAGCAGCCTTTTCAACAATACCCTTTGCACCAGATATATCTATTGGCATAGCACTTTTGTCTTCAGCTAAACCTTTTTGAATTATAGAAGGTGCAGCCTCCCCAGCGGCGGTAGGTGCTTGCCCAGATAAAAGTGAACGAGCAGCGGCAGATTGGGTATCAAATAAATTTTCAAATGTATTACGCGCAGCCCCAGCCAAAGAGCCAAGACCACGAGCAACTAAATTACCCGCTGGGCCAGCTATGGTACCCATTTCAGCGCCTGTTAGGGCATTTTTACCAATATCTGACCAAGTAGATCCTGGAGCGGATGAAGCGGCACTTGATGCGGCACCTGTTAAAGCACCCAGTCCAGCTGCGCCAGCTAATGTAGCACCAGCTTCAGGTGCAAGAACTGCGGCAGGTATAGCAGATGCTATGTTTGTGGCTACGTGACCAGCGCCATAGGCCCAAGGATGCTGTTGCCAACGAGCATTATTATAAGCTTCTTGCTCTGCTAAAATGTTTTTATAACGCTCGTCTTCGGTATCACCATAGCTTGCGTAATCATCAGATTTAGCTTTTGATGAAGCAATTGTTTTTGCGACCAATGGGCCGACTATAGGAACACTTGATTCTGTTGGCGTAGTAAATGCTTTCATTGCTCCTTCTTTAGCAACGGCGGCATCTGCTATTGGTTGGTATCTTGCTACTCTTGCTTGATGCTCTTCTTCAGCTGATTGTGGCCCAGTTTGTTGTTGCTGACCGCCAGATGCAATTTTCATTAGATCTTGATCGGACATTTGTGCATATGGATTGTCTTTTGGTGCAGAACCAACAATCGACATCAACTGGTCATTTGACATATTTTGCAATGAAGGCGTTTGTTGTTGATCCTGTGATTGCTGGCCACCAGATACAATTGATTGTAAATCAGAATCAGACATTTGGGAAAAATCAGGAGTATCAGCCATTATTGATTCCCACTTGCTGTTTGACGGCGCGCTAATTCAGCAGCAGCTTGCCTCCGAATTAACTCGCTTTGCGCTTGTTGTTGAACCTGTGTATTGGGTGTACTTTGCGTTGATTTTTGCGCTTCCGTACCAGCGGGTGGAATATAGAAAGGATTAGCTTTATCAAAATCCTTAGCAGCCTTAATTATATTATGTTTTGCAGGGTCCATTCCACCTAAATAGTCACCCTTTTGGATAATTTTATCAGCCTGAGGTACAATAGCATTTTGGATCATAAATTTAATTGCCCTCGCATCAACGCTTGCAGCATCGGGAGAGCCGTTTTTTAACATTGCATTAAATTGCGAAACCCTTTGCTGGTCGCCACCAAGCGCAGCTTTTACGTTTTCAATGGCAAGCGGTGTAACGCCTTTTTTAATTTCATCATAAATAGCTGGATTTGTTATAAATTTATCGGTCCAACTAGAATCAACACCAGCACTATTTAAAACTTTAGCTACATTAGCTTTCCATTCAGCAATTCCACCAGTTTGAATACGGGGATTACCATCTTGGTCAAAGAGCGTATTTAATAATTGTTGTGCTGTGGCTTTTCTACTTACAGCTTCAGTTGATGCATGCATAGCATCATTTTGTGTTGTTAAGTTAGCTGTTTGTTGTTGTTTTCTGTTATCAGCATAAAGATCAGCCAATTTACTGACGTCAGCATTTTCAGTGGTATTTGCGGTTAACCTAAGTTGAGCGGCTTCACGTTGCATTTCATCGGCAGCATCTTTATTACCAGATAATCTAAATTGATACGCTTGATTAGATGCATTATCGGCAGCGCGATTTAATTGTGCCGCCTGAGATGATGGATTTGAAGCGTAAGTTGAACGTAATTGTTGTATGTCAGAAATAGGATTTGACATAAGATAATCTTGATATGGGTCTTTAGGCTGACCATTAGTAGTGGGTTGTTGCCCAGAAGAAGGTTGTGCTTGCGCCTGTTGCGGCCCTTGCGCTTGTTGTTGTCCTTGTGCTGGAACTGGTTTTGTTTGCTGCGGCGTACCCCCAACTGGAGTGGGTGCAGAAGGTGCAGACGGCGCTTGAGGACCAGCCAAAGAACCTAAGTTTGATGTACCACCCTTTAAAACATTTGGTAGGTTGGCATAAAATTGGTCAGATGGTATGGGATGATTAGGATCAAATTTACTTACTGTCAAAAATTTCCCAGGATTTTTAGGATCTGGAACTGTTGTATAAGTGTTATTTATTAAATCAAATGTATTTTTCGCAATTTGGCTTTGCTGCAATTGCTGACGTTGTGAAGCTTGAGCAGCGCCTCCAATACCTTGTAATATAGCCGCACCAAGATAACGACTTGGCGATGAAGCCATAGTACCCAAGCCAGTAGCCAGCGGAACAAGCCAATTTTGGTTTCGATCATACCAGTTTCCGACACTATCAGCGGCACTTCCAATTTGACCGAATATTCCTTGTGATTCTTGACCGCCAGCAAGACCTGGAGCAACCCGCGCTGTTTTTGGACTAGCGCCTGTTTGAGCCATAGATTGTGATGCCCAATTAATCAAATCCGAATTAGTATTCATCTTAGCTAAAAATGGATTTGATTCAATAGCTTTAGGGCTAACAGTGTCTTTTATATTAGCGTCTGGATCTGAAAGAACTTTTTTAGCACCCTCTGCACCAAGGAAATGAGCAAGATATGTATTTGTCAAATTTGGTTCAAAACCAGCATTTTGAAGTGAAGTTTGATTGTCTTTAATAAATCTTGCACCAGCTTGTGCATTGGCAACTGGATCAAATTTATCCTGTCCACTGCCGTATCTCTTCCATGTTCCATCAGTAAATTGGAAAAGACCACCCGCAGACGAATTTTGATTTTGTGCATTTGGCGAAAATTGGCTTTCGTGCGCTGCTATGTGCAACCCAATTTGTGGATCAACCCCTTCTTTATTAAAAGCATCAGTGATAACATTTGGAATATATGTCTGAGCATTATCGCTGCTGTCGTCAGGTGGGTTTCCGACAACATTCCCTTCAGATCCATCGTGATGTTCACGCTGCGGAACAACACCACCATCCTTGAATGGTAAAAACATTGCAGCTGGGCCAAGAGATGAAAAAAATGAACCTAAACCACTTCCAATGCTACCCATTAAACCCGTACCAGCAGCGGAAGCACCACCAGCACCAAGGCCAATATTTTCAGCTGTAAAACCAGAACCAAGAACAGAATCCAGTGTTCCCGCATTTGTTGCTGCATTGAATCCACCAGCTAAATTTCCAAGTCCGCCAGCCACATCAGAGCCAAGGCCATATAAACCTTTTAATGTGCTTGCTGCACCAAGAAGATTACCAGCTGTTGAACCTTGCCCGCCAGCCTGTGCTGTCTGCGCAGCTTTTAGCATTTGAGGTGATTTTTCGCCTTCTTTAGCTACTTCTCCAACTATGCTGTCCCCACCATAAGGAATAGCATGGTCTTTATTATCATCAACTTCACCGCCATCATCATAATGATGACGGCCTATTACACCACCTCTTGCATTCCCAGAAGGTTGTTGTTGCGAACTATCTAACCAACTTTTAGCTTGGCTAATCAAACCAGGTTGTGCTGGAGTTGTATATGTTGACCCATCTTTTGTATATGATTGGGCTGGTGTACCCATAAGACCTTGCTTGGCCCAATTAAAATCACTAACACCTTCTTTTAAATCACCTATGTCGGACATTATTTGTTTTCCGACAGGCGCTTGTTGTGTGCTTGGCGTAGATGCTGTTACAAGCTTTGGTGTTGGCAAATTACCAGATGGGACCACACCCTTAGCGCCAGGCGTTGAACTGTTTTGCTGACCATACAGGCCGCCAGATGCGTAAGGTGCATACATCTGCGCACGGGCAGCAACAAGTTGTTGAAGATCCATAGGATCAACTAAACCGCCACCCGCAAAACCCAACCCAGCGTGTTCTGGGCCTACTGCCCCTCCTTGCGAATTAGCAACAAGGCCGCCAGCATAATAATGACCACGGCGAGCCGCTTCATCTGTGGCTTTGTCATAGTCAACGGTTTTGTACCCGTTTTGTTCCCCAACGGCTTCTGGGTGATGCTTCTCGACATCTTGTGCGACAAGACCAATTTGTTTAGGACCATGTTGCCCCTTATAACGGAATTTAACAATCTTCTGACCATCGAAGGTCTTACCAATTGTTTGTACATCTTCCTTGAGTCGTTCATCAGAGAAAAATGGTGCGGGACCAGTAGTTGTTGTAGTTGATCCAGATAACGCACCAGTGCCTTCTGCAATGTTTGCGAGAAATTGTGCCGTCTGGAATGGGTATCCCTGTTGTTGCAGGAATTGATTGTAGAGGGCTGTAAGGCCAGCCTGTTGGGTTTGCTGTGGTACTGTACCAGCGGTAAGCGCAGCCTGACCACCAGTGATGGCAGCGTTTTGTGCGGCTGTGCCAAGACCGCCAATGGCCTGACCTGCTTGTGATAGACGAGCAAGGTTTGCCTGTTGTGCGGCTAAATCAGCACCCTGTTGTTGTGCAGCAACATTTTGTGCTTGGGTATATCCAGATTGTAGTTGGCCAGCTAATGCTTGCTGGTTAGCAAGATTTTGCTGATAAGCCAAATTAGAAAGGCCAATATTACCACGATCACCGCCAAATGCTCCCTGTGTAGCTTGCTGACCTTGTAATTGCGAAGCTTGTTGCGCATTTTGCATTTGTTGCGCGGCGAGAGTTGTACCCACCACATTTTGCAAATATGGCGACATATATTGATTTGTATTTAATTGACCCAAATTAGCGGGGCCAGCACCAGCCATTGTTAAGCCAGTCGCAACATCGTAATAAGGCTGTGCGCTTCCCATATTAGACTGGATCTGATTAATGCCAGACTGTTGCGTTTGATTAATTGGCGCAACGAAAGCGTTAGGATCAGTGGAATATTGCTGGAACGGAGTTTGGGCGACCTGTTCAGCTTGGGCGTTAACTGCGTTATATCTCGCTAGCACCTCGGGAGGTATACTCACAGTTGACGATGAGGTACTCGTTTTGCCGCCGCCCATATTAAACTCCTAATTTCCGCTGATTATACAGCAGATTTATCCTTCCAACCACCAGTTTTAGCGCCATATAACCAATATGCCCCGTGCGGTTCGCCAAACTGACGTTGATACAATCGAACTTTACTTTCAGCCCGATTAGAACTTAAGATTCCAATTACCAAGGGGATGCCAAGCTTATCGGCAGCGGCCTTAGCAAACTCACACATTTTACGTGCGCGACCACCCTTGGCGCTGCGGTAATCTGGATGGACGAAAATGGCCCGTTCAATCAAGGTCAGATCATCCGAATACCACATTGGTTCTGTGCGAAGAAGGATTGCCGATTCGAATTGTTTACCTGGCGCACCAATGATTCCAACAATTCCCCGTTCCAGATTAAGTGCTGCCCAAATCTCAGCAAGCAACTTGGTTGGATTCGGGTTAGTCAAACCATTCTCCTCACACGCAGCCAACGCTAATTGCATCATGCCATCAACGTCGTCTTTAGTGCCAACACGCACTTTTACTTCATCACTCATAGACCCTCTCTCTATGGGTTAGTTCTTTTTTGGTCCTGGAAGATTTTTGAGTGTCTTCACAGTTTTCTTGCGTTGTTCACGCACGAATTTGTCTAATGTGTCATGGCCCTTATTAATGTCACCACCACCAATCCAAGTAACGTCATCTGGGTGGATAACAAATTCCCCACCAGCAGCCACAATCGGAACAGGCGAATCACTTGTTAATGCCCCACCTTTTGCTTTCTTAACTTGGGGTTGTCCGTAAGGTGTGCCAGGCGCGCCATATGGCATTGAACCACCGCCATAAAGTGGACGATTAAAGATGCTTTTAGCGACCTTAAAACCAGCTATTGTATTACCTTCACCCATTGAGGAAATAATATCGGCAGGAATAACATAAGATCCGCTTGCGACATGGATGGGTAGATGATCTGTACGGCCAGCAACTTGGCTATGAATAGGGCCAACATGAATGCGATTGGTTGTGACCTTAGCTTCTGGTGGCTTAACAGGCTTTGGCGATGCTGGTTTGGGCATTGGTGCAGAATGGAACATACCAGCTTGCGGCTTGGTCGTCTGCATAATGAAATTGGGTGTATGTCCGCCAAAAGCACGATGGGGACGCTTTTTAGACACTTCGCGGGCTGTGCTAAGGGCAGCGGCTATCGCTTGCTTAATCGGATGGCCCGAATGAACAAGTTCGGAAATATTGCTGGATATAGCCTTACGCGAAGACCCTTTGATCAGCGGCATATTAATTCCCCAAATGTTCCAGCATAATACACGATTTTCCCGCTTAAGAATAGATAAGTGTGAGGACTTGTGAAGTTCCAGGCGTTACGACAATTCCATTAACCACGGGGATATTAAATTCATATACCCCAATAGCTTCTGGTATGGATGCTATAATAGATGCTGATGTGGCTGTTGTTGTATTGGCGGCGTCATAAATAGCACCATTTGTCGAACCAGCTGTTGTTACGCTTACCCGAAGAACACGCGCAGCGCCTTGGACAACAACTCGTTGTGCAGATACCGCAACGGCTGTTTTATTGCCGTTTAAAGCCAAGCTTGTTTGGGACGACGTGTTTAGTGCCGTAACAATGTTTTTGGAGGTGGTGAAAATATCGTCTAAACTTGCCATTAGTACCGTCCATCTGGTTGGAAGCGATACCTAATACCGCCAAGCCGCCACCACGAACCAACGTCATTGCTGTTTATTTGTATAGAAACCAAACGGCCACGGAACCGAGGACTTATAAATTCTGTCCCTTGAGTTAACGTGTAAGGTCCGTAAGAACGGGGCGTGTCGCCTGGATAATCCGTAACATAGAATGTTAATTGGACTGTGGCAGTCGGGTTTTGGTACACCGCGCCGCCATTAACATTCCCGTTGTAATAACCCCATTTCATATCAGGCCATACCTGATCTATGAAGTTTTTCACATTAGCCTCTGATAGGGCAAAGTAACCCGTTTGGAAGCTTGATTGCATTGGTTGGTTATTAACGCCATTATAAGCTGCGTCTGGAGATGTTTCGTGCTGGTAAATATATTGATCAGAAGATGCGCCAATGGGTGGTCCAAGCACACTTTGATTGATCCAAGCGGTGCGAGATAACGTACCAAAATCCCATTGTTGCATATATACGTTGTATTTAACGTAAGCGTTAACTTCGCCGCCATCGCTAATATTTGGATAGAACCAAGAAATTTCGCCAAAGTTTGAGTTGACTGCAACTCTTATTTTATTAAGGTTTGTCTCATCCAAATCTTGGAATATCACGTCCCAAATTGGGCATGGGAGCGGGACAACGCCAGCTGATGAGTATGTCCAGAATTGGCTTTGCCCCATCCAGTAAACAACATTATTCAGCGATGCCGCAGCTTTTCTGGAAATTAATCCGCAGCCCGTACCTAATTCGTTAAATGAATAAATATATGGCTGATTAATATATTGCATTGACCAAAGGCCAATATCGGTCCAGATCAAACCTTGTTGCTGAGCCTGAATTGCGCCAACAATCTTAGAACCTTTAGGGATGCGATAAGAACCAGCCTGATTTGTAGTCAATGCAATCCAGCTTGTTGTGCTGGTAAAATCATTAATATCTGACCACCGAACAAGCAGTGGGTCTTGTATGCCATTTAATGTGCTGCCCCACGCTACAATTTGGCGTTGAGGCATAGCCACAAAGATACCATCATTGACGACAGGGCCAGCATTATCAACGATAGCTGTTGGGTTACCAGATGTTGGGTCCCAATAATAAATAGCGCCACCGACTGGGCAAGCTATCAAAATTTGGCCCCAGTTATCCATTGTCCAGTCTGTTGGCTGGATTGGATTACCTGTGGTCGGAACTACAGCTGCCCCTGCACCATATGCACCAACGCCATAAGCACCAATGCCATAACCCGTACCAGCGGGAACTGGTCCTGTGCCAATATAATAATCGTATTGCGCCGACCCGCCATTTTCAGAACCAGTGGTCGTAGATGACGCTGTTGTTGATCCTGTAATAACGAAATTATTAGCATCAGTTATACTTTGGACAGTATAATTACCGAAGAAAGTAATCCCACCAACAGTTGTTGAAACCAAAACTGGGAATGTATTTCCAGCAACATATCCATGATTATTTAGGGTGACAGTAACTGTTGCACTTCCACTGGTGACATTAAAAATAGGGACAGCGCCACCATTAGTAACAGTGCTAGTAGCATAAGCGGGACCACCAAGTGCATTTGTTGCCAGAATGTCAAACGTGCCTGTTCCAACTGTAATTGCAGGATAAAAACCGTAGAGTATAAGACCACCAACGGAAATTTGAGTTTTGATAAATACTGAATCATAGCTGGTGATAGTAGCGCCTGAATCATTAATTGTTACAACATTACTTCCAGATGTAGTGGAAACAGATACTGGGGTAACATTGTCCTCTATGGTACGAGGAGTGATGTTTTGGCGGCTACCATTTGATATGACGCTTAATGTGTTTGTATTTCCAGCACCATATTCCGCACCAACAGCAAGCCAAGCTTTAGAATTAGTGTCTTCCCATGCCCACAAAGCGCGAACAATTGAACCTATTTTATTGGGAAAATAAGTTAGCCAGCCGCCAAGCTTTTGAACCAAACCAAAACCATTACGATCTGGGACAAAACGCACAAGGTTAGTGAATGAAAGTCCCGCTTGATTTAAAGCAGGGGTTTCATTTTGATCGACACCAGGAGTAATTTTTACCTGTGCGTGGGGCATTTAATTACCTTGTAGGTGTAGCAGCAACTGGAGAAGATAAAGAAGTCCACGCAGATGCGGCAAACTTCTTACGAAACTCTTCTTCAATTGCCTTTTGTTTAAGTGCCTGATACTGACCCTCATAGCTTTGCGCCATTGCAGGATCATCCGACTCACGCCCAAAGTTGCGTTGATATGCAGAGATGTAGACCATTGATGCCATGATCAAAAGATCAGGCAAGTAGGTGCTGATAAATGTTGTCGAACTATTTGCCAAGCTTGATGTGGCAAATTGATAAAGAGACTGTGTGCGAATTGTACCTGTTAATAAAACAGGATACGATGAATTGGGGTATGGTCCGACAATAATATTTTGTGACGTATTTCCACTAGATGCAGCGTCTCCACCATAAATTGCAAAAAAAGTCGGAACGGCAGTGTAAGAACTGTCATTATAAACATTTTGTATGTATTCCTTCGATGTAGGGGTAAGGGGCAATGTTGCAGTGCCAGATACCACACTTACGGTCTGAAGGGTAACAAAATCATTAACAGATATAGAAAGAATGTTATTTCCTGAAGAAAATGTATAGTTTGGGTTGCTAGTTACGGATTGCGATAGATCCAAATCACGTTGAATGCGCAACTCAGCGTAATTCAGCATTTGAGGAATCAAATTATTAAAATTGGTGTCAGGCTGCGATAATGTGCCGCCATAAGCCACATTTGCCAAATAAGTAATGCCATTAATTGTTGTATTAGTTGTAGGTGTAAAAATATCAACAACGGCCATCGTACCGATCTGGTTAATGTACCCATTGTACGTTAGCGCATTTGTTGGAACTGACATTACTTAATACCTTTGCAATAAGCTTGGCGACGAGCATTGTTTTCTTTTACGCCACGTATTGTCTCGTCAGTGTCCTTTGGTGACCAGCTGATACCAGTCCAGACAGTGCAAGCACTACTTCCGTTCAAAGGAATCTGGGTCGCGCAACCTTGCAGGATTAGCGTCAACGGAATCAATAGCATCCCCAGCTTTAACGGCTTCATCGACTTTCTCCAAAGATTGCGTGTTTTCCTTGTTAATGTATGCGTTAACAGCATCGGTGCTAATTTTATAATACACCCCCGTCAACACTAGCACAACAATAATTGCTGCGCCTACATATCTCCCTATCGGTGTCAGGAAAAAGGCAAACATCTTAAACTCCGTGTTCCTCTAAATGCTTTGATCTAAAGTACCAGATGGCGACTCCGCACAAGACGATAATTGCGAACATGTCGAAAGTCGTATTGGAAAGAAGGCTTTGTATCTGGGTAAATAGATCGTTTGCTGATTGCGCCTGACCAACATAGTCTTGCGCATTGCTGGTAAGGGTTTTAGCTGCACCAGCCACGCCAAGCGCAGAAGTTGCCAAGGCTGTATTCCCCTGTTTACTGTCCGCCATTGTCTTGGTTGGCGGTGTGTCAGGGGTAGCGCGATGTTCCTGCTCTTCAATGGGTTTGCCACCCGTTGTCCACCATTCCGATTCTGCGTTGCGGCGGCGTACCAAGCCTGGGAGGACTTTCCCACCACCCCGTGTCCATTTTTGTAATTCTGTTGGGACTTTTTCAAACTGACCTGCATTGACGCATTTCAAAAGAGTTGAAGATGCAAGGTTTCCCTTACCAGCATTATAGCAAAAATCGACCAAAACATCGAACTGATGCTGAGTTAATTCAACCTTCACCAGAGATTTAACATCGTTCTCAAACCTAACCATGTCAGCGGCTAAGATACGATTAGCATCCTCTTGGGTAATCGTCATGCCTTCCTTAACTTCAGGCGCGCCAGCCGCAGAAGTGTGTCCATATCCGATGGTTAAAATACCAGCAGGACAGCGGTAGGCAGTCAACTTGCAGCCTTCAAATGGCTTTGTGAGGGCGTTTAAACCACCTTCGGACATTTGCATGGAATTAGCCTTTCACAGTGAGGATGTAAGCTACGAAAAACACAACTATAATTACCACAAATATGAGGATAAAAACACTCCCCCATACTGCCAAGCCACGTAAAAACTCAGCTTTTTCTCTAGCTGCTTTCTCGGCGGCGAGGCGATCAGCTTTTTTGATTCGGGTAATCTCTTCCTGAAGGCGTATCCACTCACCATAACCATATTGTGACACAAACAGGTTTTGCGCTTCCTGCATCCATTGGTTAATTTGCTGCTTGGCGGCATAGGCATCCATTGCCCTTTTTTCGGCGCTTTCCTTGGATTGGAAAAGACTTTTGGGTGGATCTGCCACCATACGGGTAATTTCACCAACGCTCCCCATTAATGAGGAAACGTCCTGCATCATACCCTGAATTTCCTTACCAGCGGCAATACCTGATTTAATAGCGCCGTATGCCGTTTGCGCTAATGCGAGGATTGTTAACGGGTCCAATTTGTTTCCCCATAGTAATCCCCTCTTGTTAAGAATGAATGATATATATCAGTTATTTGTCTGCTTTGGCATCTAATTTATCAAATATTTTAGCTAACATATCTTTAATTTCACGCATTGATTCTGAAAATTCATCTTTTCTAATATAGTTTGAAGGAAGGTCCACTTCTAGTCGGTGGATGTCTTCCTTCATTTTTTGTACCGCATCCCATACTTGTCGGCCTAGCCAACCACCCAACGCAAACCCCGCTCCTACAGCTGTGTCAATTAGGGTCTGCATTTCCATGGTTAACTCCTACGAGGCTGGCGCGTCTGGGCTATCAGGAGCAGCAGAAGTTTCAGGCGCTACTTCTTGAGCAGGTGCTGGCGTCAATTGACTTTCTGCGTCCTGTTTAATTTTAAAAATAAGTTGCTGAACCTCAGCAAATGGACGGTTGCCCAATGCACCGAGGATATAATTAACTTCATCTACTGTTAAGGTTAAATTCACGTTCATTTTCCATTTCCCTCTGGTTTAATGATCGCAGTCGATGACTCACGATCTATATTTAATACACCAAAACAACAGATATTCCAATCCTCCCCATCACGTTCATCCGTAATTGGGACAGAAATATTTAAGTGCTTGAATAGGTATTCTTTGCTGTTGTCTTCAAATACCCGCCATACATGGTCAGGCGTACCCCGCCCATCCATGCCACGGCTTTTGTTAAATCTGATGCTATACTTTGGCATTAGATTATTTCCGCTGCTGGAGCGGGACAAGCGGGCGGCGGCGCAAATTGAACGCTAAGGTTAAAATGCACAAATTTAATTGGCTTTTTACCTGCATGACGACCAAATGAATGTGGCAACCAACCATTTGTAAATACAATCATGCCAGGCTTAGGTTCAAAATTAATCATGTCGCTGGCTTCTGTAGCCATTGTCATGTTTGTTTCATCCAATCCAACGATTGTCTTGGCAGGGCGTGGATCATGAATAACCAAACGTGAACAACCTTCTGGCGTATCAAGGAAATAAAAACCTACTATTTGTGCGCCGAATTTATGTGTATGCTGTTCCATAAGGGAATGTTTGGAATGTTCTTGTGTCCACATTTCCGTAAAAAACGTCTGCTTATTCTCCATGTTATATCCTTGATCTTTAAGAATATCCCACGCAGTTTGTGCAACGAACTTAGAAAAATCAGCAATTCGTGGATCATTAAAATAACTTTGCGACATATATACTGGATATATTTCGTTTTTAGGATGCGCTTTTTTTGCTTCACGAAGATTATCTTCTGAAACTTCCATCACAGATTTAAGAAAATCTGGACGCTGTGCCACATATACTGATGTTGGAAAATAAATATATTTTTCCATTTGTGGTTGTACATTATACATTTTAATACCCTCTGATTTAAATAAACATTACGCTGATTTAGGAACGACAGCAATCCACGTTTTGGTTGGCTCGTCCCATTTATACATTTTAGGGGGCGTTCCCGTTCCAGCATCAGATGGAATTGCTACAGGAGCAGTCCAAATCCAATTTGTTGCTGCACTGATTGTCCATGATGGATATGGCTGAGGAGGATAAAACACATCATGTGTTGCATCATAAGTATAGCCAGTGCCAGCGTAATTACCTCTCAATGCAACGCCGCCATCAGGTTTTCCATCCTGACCATAATGAACATTACCACGGGTGTTATATGATGTTTGTACCCACTCAGAAGCAGGGCCAAACAAACCAGAGTTAATGACATCTTGTTCAACAACAATGACTTGCTGAACTATTCCATTAATAACTTGTGCAAAATGGCTCATTTCATCACCACTTAATTGAACCTGAACCAGTGAATTTGTAAATGCGATTGCCACCAGAGCAAATTACTGTTGGCGAACCAGTCGTTGCAGATGCTGCCGAATATGTGTTTGAGTAAGATATGACAACAATACCTGATCCACCAGAACCGCCAGTTCTACAATAAGCGCCTCCCCCGCCGCCGCCAGTATTTGCTGTCCCGCTAACACCATTACTAGGGTAAATTCCGCCGCTGCCGCCGCCGCCAATTCCCCCCGATCCAACAC